CCAGCTCGACCTGCACGAGGTCGATCTTCATGGTCCCGACACCCGGCACCTCGGCGTCGACGGTGACGCGGTCGAACTTGTCCGCGTACTTGCGCCAGGGCTTGTCGTCGGCGGCGGGCTTGGCCTCGGCCTTCTTGGCTGCGGTGGGCTTGGCCTCGGTGGCGGTCTTCTTCGGGGCGGGGCGGGTGTTGTTCTTCTTGGTCTTCGTCATCGGTTTGCCTCCTACGGCTACGCGGCCTGATGCCGCATCGTTGTGGCGCGGAGTCCGCGCCGGGGTTACTGCTCCATCTCCCACACGTCGCAAGTGGCCTCGAAGCTCTCGCCCTCGAGAATCGAGCGGGCAAGGTCGCGGTACTTGCGAATCGAGCGGGCGGTCTGCCGCTTGACGGCGCGGCGGGTGCTCGGGTCGGCGTACTGCGCGAGCGAGCGAGCGCCGCGAGCGCAGTTGCAAGACCGGCAGGCGGTGACGAGGTTGTCGGGCGTGTTCTCTCCACCCTTGCTGTAGGGGTGCACGTGGTCGAGCGTGACGTCGGTCTTGGCCGCGCCGTGGAGGTCGGCCCCGCAGTACACGCACTTGAACTCGTCGCGGAGGTAGACGGCGAGACGGGCGTCGGTCCGAATCCACTGGCCCGTGGGGCGCTCCTGACCCTTCCGCGCCGCCCTGTTTGCCTTCTTGATTTCCGCTTTCGTCTTCATCACAACAACCTCCTACACTCCCTTTATCGCTGTTTTCAAGTACGCATACAACTTCTTTTTGATGTTTTTTGTAAGTACACGAAACCCCACGAAAAAAATTACTCCAAGCCGCCGTTCTTCGGTGTTTTTCGTGGGCCTGGCCGTTGAAATCCGGTGGATTCCTGCCGGTCACGCGGGGTGCGGGTTTGCGCGATCTGCCTTAGCCCTCGCGGCCGAGTGCCGGAAACCCACGCCGTTAGCGGGTGAGCGCGTTTTCCGATGCCTGCTTCTTGTGAGGCGCGGAAACCCACGCGGGGCGCGGGTGAGCGCGGATCTCGTCGTGGGTCAGGATCGCCGCTGGCCCACGTGGTCTACGGGTTTGCGACTAGTCGCTGATCGGTTTTAGGCGCGGGAAGGTCGGCCGGGGCGGACGGGCGGGAGCGATGCCAGCGGGGGCCTCGCCCTCGGCCGGTGCGGCTGCGGCTGGCGGTGTCCGGCCAGGCAGTCCGAGGTCGATGCCAAAGGCTGCTGCGAGTCCTGCGATTGCTCCGCCGATGACGAGTCCGAGGTACAGCAACCAGCGGATCGTCACTGGTGACACGGGCAAGAGCGATCGGCGCGGCTGGGCCACTGGTAGCGCGGGATCTAGCGCCACGGGCTGTGTCGGCGGCGGCGTGCTCGTCGAGCCGTTCTGTCCGCTCGCCCGACGCATCGCCTTCGTCCGTGCCGGGCAGTCGGCGGCGTGCTTGTCGAGCGCGTCTGTCATGTCGCGCCGCTGCTGCTCGAGTGCGGCGCGAACGTCCCTCGGCACCTGGCGAAGCTCGGGCATGATGTCTTCGCGCAGCTCCTTCCAAAGACCCTTGACGCTCTCCTCGGTGCGGGTGACGCGATCGTTCGTTTGGCTGAATTGCTGTAGAGCGGTCTTGAAGCCGTCGACGTTTGCGTCGATGGTCGCGAACCGCTTGGCGCAGCTGATACGGATGTCGTCGTCGTGTTCAGGCATGGCTCACCCTTCCGGTTCTCCCTGTCTCCCTCTCTGCCTGTCGGCCTAGCCTGGCGGCGTGAACGGATCGGGATCGACTGGCGGCAGGTACAGCAGCCACATGAATGTCAGGTCGCTGCCGGCGACGTCGTCGAGCTCCACGGTGAAGCTGTCACCCGCGATGCTCGAAACGAAGTAGCGACGAGCGCCGACGTCTTGCGTCGGCGTGAGCATCACCACCATGTCGCTTGCGACCTCGGAGTCGAACTCGATCGGTAGCGCCTGCTCCTCGGTGCGTGCGCCGTTGCTGACGGTCACGGAGCCACGGAGCGTGACGCCCTCTATTGATCCGCGCGGCTTTCTCTCGAACAGCGGTGCGTCGGCCATTGGTTCCTCCTACCACGTAGCCGTGGCGATGCGATTGGACAGGTTCGGGACCGCCTTCAAAATGTCGCTGCCGCCGACCTCGCCGATCATGAACAGGCAGTCGCCTACGATCGCCACCCGGCCGCAGTCGACGTCGGGTGGCGGGTTGCTCGGCGTGTAGTGCGTGTCGATCTGTAGCGGCTGCTGCGTGACGAGCCACGGTCCTGTGCCTGGTACGAGCTTGCCGACTTCGACGGCGTGCGCGCAGTGTCGACCTTGCGCTCCGGTGCCGAACTTCTGCCGACCGCACCACCACAGGCGAACGCCGTCGAACGCCAGCCGCGGATACGCGGGCGCGATGTCTTTCAGGTAGTTCGATTGATAGCACGCCTCGAAGCGCTCGGCGGGCGTGGCGGTCACCACGTCGCAGTGGTAGGCCACCAATAGATCCACGCCGACCATCCACACGGTCTGACCGTCGTACAAAACCTCGTACACGTGCGCGCCGAGGTTGTTCGGTGCGGCGAGTTCCGCCAGCGGTGGCGCGGCGATGCCGGTTATGGTCGGCCCGGTCCATACCGGCACGGCGGCGGCGAGGTGTCCGGTGTTGGGCAACGTGCCGCTGCCTGTCGCCCAAATCGTGAACGCGTAGTGATCATCCTTGCTCGAGGTGTCGCCACGGAAGCTGTCGAGCGCTCCCTCGCAGTAGGAAACGCCGCCGCCAGCCGGGATGTTGCCGCGACCGAAAGCGCCGTTCGTGAGGTCGTACTTGTCGATGATCGCGATGCAGTTGTCGCTCGACGCGACGCACGTACACGCGATCGTGTGCCGGCCAACCTTGATGCGGGATTTCTCGTCCTGGTGCGCGTCGGCCGCGAACGGCGAACCCGTATAGTAGTGGTGATCTTCGTACGTGAGCTGACCGGGATTCGTGTTCGTGTTGTACTTGTAGATCACGAGCGCGTTGTCCGCGTTGCGCGATCCCATCAGGTACACATACCAGCCGTCGCTGCAGATGCTGACGTACGTGTTCGTCGCTGCGGGCGACGTGCCGTTGAACGTGACCGCCGCGACGTTGACGTCGCCGTCGCCGAGCGGCACGTAGCCGATCCCGGCGTAGTTCTTCGACACGACGAACAGCACCGGCTTGTGCGCGTTCTCATCCCAGCCAGGGCAGAGGTCGATGATCGCGTCGAACGGTGCGGGCTGCGCCTCGTACAGCGGGTTCGCCCATCCGCCGTAAGCGCCCTGGTAGTGCTGGTTCGAGACGTCGGTGCGGTAGATCTCCTTGTTCATCTGCTGCTTCCAGTTCACGCGAGTGCCGAACTGCGAGAAGCGGCTGCCGGTCATGAACCAACCGACGGCGGGGTTCGCGAGGTTGATGTCGCTCGGGATCGACTCGGTGCGGTTGCGCTCGGGTCGGTCGTTGAGGTGATCGAAGATCTCTTGCAGTACCGTCGAGAGGTCGTGCGGTGCGGCGCTGCTCTCGGGATCGCCGGTCAGCGAGACGACGCCGATGTACTCGGAGCCTGCGTTACCGGCGAGCGAGAGGTTGAGAATCTGGAACGCTGCGTCGACCGCTGCTTGCACGTCGGTGTACGTTCCCGGTCCCCAGCCGAAGATCGCGTCGAGCACGGTGTCGTTGAACGTGATCGACGACGCGGGATGCTGCGGCGGCGCTCCGCCGATGTGCGCGTCGAGGCTTGTGCCGACGGTCCCCATCGCCGACTCGATGTTGGTGTTCGGCCACGAGACGTACGTGCCGGGGCCAGTGAACGCCTCGATGCCGACGCGGCTCGCTCCGCTCGGCGTGAACGCGCGCGCGAGGTCGTAGACGATGGCGTCGAGCGCCATGCTGACGTTGACGGGCGGCGGCGTCGGGCCGAGCACGGGCTGCACGCCCCACCACGTCTCGCTGAACACGAACGGCGAGCCGCTTGCGGCCCACGTGTCGAGGATCGTGTACAGCTCCTCGACGGCGTCCTTCGCGTTGCCGTGGACGAAGTCGGCGAGGGTCGTGCCGACGACGCGCGTCCAGTCCTGCCTGCGGTCGTAGTGGATATGCAGCGCGGTCTGGATCGTCGTCTGCCCGAATGCGAGGTTGATGTCGGCGAGCAGGACGGCGTTCTCGATCATCGCCGGCCTCGACGCGAGTCCGACTGCCGCCTCTGCTCCCTGGTGGACGATCAGCTCGCAGTCTTCGAGCTGCTTCGTGTAGACCTCGAGGCCGTTGCCGTCGATGGCGGGATCCTGTAGGTCGCGCGTGAAGCGAGCGAAGACGGTGAGCCACCGTTCGTTGCCGGGGTTCACGACTGCGGTCGGAACGTTGTATTCGTCGACCGAGCAGTCGAGGTTGGTCAGCACGTCCGCCTCGAACACGCGCGCGCCCTCGTCGGTGTATGCGACGCCGTTGTCGATGTCGACGCTCATGTCCGGCCCGAGATGGTTCTCGACGACGCCGAGTCCGTTCATGATGCCGACGAACACGTTGTCGACCGACTGGTCGTGATCGGCGAGCTGCGCTTGCGCGAACGTCCAGTCCATCACGGTCTGCGTGACGATCTGCCGGAAGTAAAAATCAAACAGGTTCATGGCGTCCCTCCTACGACGTCAGCTCGGTAGAAACGTCGAGTTCGCTCACTCCAAGCACCCACCCGTCGGGCCACGGTAGCGGCGGCGCGGTCCTGATGTTTATCAGATGCGTGTGCGCCGGCTTCATGTAGTCCGCGATCCTGCGGATGATTGCCTTCGTTTCCGAGTCTAGCTCGGTTTGGGTTTCGATGTCGAAGCAATACAGCGTGTACGAGTCATCCGGTGCGAGGATCGCACCACCCGTCCCGCCATAGATGTCGGTGTCGAAGTCGAGCACGTCGTTCGCCGTGCCGCCGTCGATGCGCACCCACGAGTCGACGCCCGCGGTGCTCGAGTAGACGGCGACACGCTTGGCGTCGGTGCCGGTGGCCGTCGTGCCGGGCGCTATGCCCAAACCGGCCAGAGCAGAGCCGCTGACGAAAACGATCTCCGCGTCCGCTCCGGTGTGAATCGTCTTGACGACGAAGGTCGCGCCGTCGACGGCGATGGTGACGCCTTCGAGTTCTGCCTCGAGCCGGGCGACTACCTCTGCCGGTGTCGCTGCGCCTGGCGCTGCGAAGTCTCCGACGTGAAACACAACGCTGTGCGCCTCGCCCTGGATCGTCAGGTTCAATTGCTCGCCGCCGTTGAGCGCGAACGGCCCGGCTGGCGACGTGTAGATCGCGGGCGTGCCAGCCGCGACGACGTAGGCACCGCCGCCGATGATCTGCGCGACGATGACAGAGACGATCTCGGACGCCAGCGCGTTGAGCGGGTCTGTGAAGTCGAGCGGGTCGAACGAAATCGTCTGCAACGGCTCTGAGTCGACCTCGAGCAGTAGCTCGCGAGGAATCGAGAAGTCGTACGGCTCGCCAGCGTCGCACAGCACCTCCGCGATGTTGCCCTCGCCGAGTTCGTCTTCGCCAAGAATCCAGCCCTCGGCTGCGTACTCAACGACGGTGACGTCCTCGCCGAGCAAGAAAAAGATCGTGTCCTCGATACCGGGCGACGTGCCTTTGAGCTTATAGATGTTGATCAAGTAGCGCAGCAGCTTGCGCCGCTGGTCTGCATCCAGCTCGAGGTCTGCCCAATCGAACGGGTTGCCTGCGTCGTAGAGCATGGCGTCGATGACGTCGTCGCTCGCAAGGTCTTGGTCAAATTGATCGGTGAAGCGATCGATCTGGTAGAGCAGCAGCTCGACCGCCTCCTGCGCGCAGAGCGAGAATCGCTCGAGGTCGCGAGCTTCGTCTTCGATCCGATTCTTGAGCGGCACCATCTGCCGCCAGTGGTCGAAGAAACGACACGCCGGTACGTCGGGCTGGAATCCGTGAAACAGCGTCGACGAGCACGTGACGTCCATGCTGTTGCCAGACGAGTCCTCGACGAGCGGGTCGACGTCGATGCGGTAGAGACAGCCGGGTGTCATCTCCCACTGGAACGTCAGGTCGAACTGCGCGCCACCGCTGCCGGCGACCTCGGCGATTGCGACCACCTCGAGGCGGACGCCAGGTTCGGGGTCGTCGTTGAGCGTCACGATCGTGTTGATCCAGTTGTCGATGTCGAGCACGCTGCCGCTGCCGCTCGTTGCCATCGCGTCGTCGAAGGTCACGCGCACGGTGAACGGGTCGACCGCCTCGGCCGAGACGATGCACGGCGGCGTGAGGTCTTCGATCGTGAACTCGTAGGCGACGGTGAGCGATGCCGCTGCGGGCGGGTGTGCCCACGGGAAATGTCCCCACGGCCCATAACCCCAGCCCGAGCCGAGGTACACGTCGATCTCGACGTTGACCACCTGTTCGCTCGTGAACACTGGTGGCGCGGGTTGCTCGAGCACAACGTACCAGCCGACGAACGGGTCGGTCGATGTCGTCGGCGTGACGCTGCCGGTCCACGGGGCGCTCGGCGTGAACACGCCGCCGCTGTACGTGCCGGCGAGTGCGCCTTCGATCTCAATGGTGAACGCCGGCAGGACACCCGGCGCGAGCGGATCGGCGTCGAGGTCGACGAGTAAAAAGCTGACGTCGGTGTCGATCGCGATCCCGGTTTCGTCGGGCTGTGGGTCGCGCTGGATCACCGCGATGCGCCCGCCGACGACCGTGGCCGACGCGGAGTCGACTGCGAGGGTTGCGAGCAGCTGGTCGATGGTCAGCGGCATCTGCTACTTCTCGATCGCTTTCGCCTCGGCCACCTTGGGGTCGAGCTTGCCGATGGCGAGCCACATGATCTTGCCGTTGTAGTCCTTCGGCACCTTGACCTTGAAGCCGTCTTTCGTCAGGTCGTGGACCTCGGGCGAGCCGTCGCCTGCGCCGCACAGCGTGAGCTGAACGTTCTGCGGCGTGGCCTCGAACGCCTCACCGAAAGCGATAGCCTTTTCCTTTTCGGCTTTCAGCTCGACCGTTCCCCACTGGAACTTCTCGCGGTTGGTCGGTCGCATGGCTCCTCCTATCCGATCCGTCGGATGTTGAGTTTAGCAAAGCATTCGTCCTCGCCGAAGTCGTCGCCCGGTCCCCAGATGCCGAGGCCGAGTCCGTCGGCGAGCTGCGTCGAAAAGCAGCGGTGCTGCAACTCGATGTCGATCTGCGACGACGTCGCGAAATAGCCGCTGACGAAGCTGCGCGTCTGAACGTAGGTATCGATGAGCAAGCCCGTGCTTCTGCCGCACATCTCCGTCGAGCCGATCAATAGCGTGCTGCCTCCGGTGACGTCGCGCAGCCGCGTCTGGTGCTTGTCCACGCGGTACGCGGGCGCGGACGCCTCGACGTGGTAGTAGCCAGGCTCGATGCTGATAGCAGGGAACGACTCGTTGACGTCGTCGCCGCTGATTCGCTGCACGGTGTTCAGCGCGCGAGTGATCCACGCACCGGAGTTGAAGTCGCCCGCGTCGCTTGATGGCGGGTACTGCTCGAGGAACTCACCGAACGATGTCTCGCCGTGATAGTAGTAGTTCGCCTCGTCGGCGCGGTCGACGAGGTAGAGACGATTGCCGACGCGAAGCCCGATCGGGATCTGCGTCTGCGAAACGCCGAGCGACGATCCGTGTTCCATCGACACCGCGGTCGGCCCGACGGGAAACGGACGCGACGGCGCGGTGACGTACAGCATCTCGCCATCGGCGCACGCCTCCGAACCCGGAGCCACCACGAGCTGTCGCCCCGTCTGCGCCGAGCCGATAACGATCGGCTTGTCCCAGCTGACGTTGCCACCGGAAATGTCGAACACGGCCTCGGTGACGATCGCCAAGCGCCCGTTCTCGTAGATCGCCTGCGTCCAGTTGTCGACGGCAGCGGCCTTCGCCTGGTCGGTGACAATGAACGGGTCTTCGAACTCGCTCATCCACGGAATACCCATCTTCGGCGTGTTGAACATGGCCTCTCCTATGCCAGCTCGAGCTTGAGTCGGAACGACACCTCGTGCGGTCCGGTGAGCTGCCTCACCGGCACGAGAAAGTCGGTCCACCTTCTGCGCTCGTCACTTGCGATTGTCCGCTCGGCGTACAGCCGCTTATCGATCCTGATCTGCATCACCCACTTGAAGTCGACCGGCGCGGGGTTGGCGATGCACCCTGCGTACGAGTCGGCGATCTCTGCGTCGGACAGCCACCGACTGAGAAAACGAATGTCGTCGAGCTGACCGACGAGCTTCGGATCGCCGTAGACGATATTCCACGGACTCGGCGGCGACGCTGGGACGAACGGGTAGTTTCCGAGGCACCCGGTCACGAGCGCGTCGTCGACGAATATCTCGAGCTGGTTCGGCGGCGCGAGCGCTTGATCGAATCGTAGCGTGTAGAGCTTCCACCCTTGCGGCGCGTCGATGCCAAAGCCGCCGCTTATGTACGACTGGAACAAGCCGGGGCCGTGCGCCTCGAGACTGAATCGCCACTCGTGCAGACCAGCCGCGCCGGAAAGCCTGAGACGCAAACCGCCGACGAGTGTTTGGTACGCGTTGAACACCTCGGGGTTGATCCCGGTCGACGACGGGTAGAGGTCGGTGCGGAAGTTCATCCACCACTGCAACGTCCACTGAGGCAGCAGCGGCGGGAACGACTGCGGAACGTTGTCGCCTGTGAGCGCCGCCGACCCGACGCCTTCGGGTATCTGCTTGCAGTACGTCTCGTTCGGCGAGTACGTTTCCTTCTCCGTCTCGATGTCGCCCCAATCGAGCATCGCGAAGCCGCCGTCGACCTTGTTCTTCGATGGCACGTTCGGGACGTTGAAGTCGAAACCGAAAACGAGCGCAGGGTCAGAGTAGTCGAATCCCGCGAGCGCTTGGTACTGGCCCATCATGGTGCCGATCGTGTCGAGCGTAGCGCCGACGAGGTCGACGCCTGTCAGGTCGACTGTCTGCTTCACCTCGGTGAAGTCGTTGACGCCGACCTGTGCAAGCTCCTCCGGCTCGTCCGCGCCGAGTACAAAGACGTGCTGACCGTCGACGGGAGCGATCGACGACGGAACCACACGCCCTGAGCGGACGCCACGATCTCGGTCAAACCAAGTAGCTCCCATCGCTTAGATCGCTCGGAACGCTTGCAGCGCGTCGAACGCTCCTCTCCTGTTCAGCGCCTCGTTGATGGCGAATGCGAATCCGGTGTAGCCGCCCCACAGCGGCGCGGTGCCGGTCGCGATGTGCAGCGCGTCGTCGATGTAGCCGTCGGCGCTGAAACCTGGCACGAGCTGCCAGTCGGGGCTGTGTATGTCGTGGACGTTCAGATCGCTGTAGTAGCACTTGAGCAACACGTCGCCGTTCGGCTCGACGATCGGGTCGAGCCGCAGATGGTGCCACAGCCCGTCGCCCATCGCGAACTCCTGCGAGCCTTCGACGAGCAGCTTGCCGTCCTCCATGTCCTCGGTGATACCGCCGACGATCGGTCCCTTGGCGAGAACGATCTTGTACGGGTCGCGGTCCATGAGGCCGAGCATGTACGCCTCGTCGTTGACCGTCGGCGGTCCGCCTTGCGCGCAGAAAAACAGCACGGGCGTCATGCCGGTGTTGTTCGGTGACGCGACGCGCTTGATCGCGCCGCGCACGCCTCCGCCGCCGTCGGGGTTGGTCAGCAAGCTGCCGGTCGGCGTGAAGCCTGCCAGGTCGACGTACTTGCCGTGCGCTCCGGTGACGGTGCTCACCAAGCTGTTGTAGCCGAACACGAATCCGTTGCTGCCGGGCGGTCCGGCGATGCCTGCGGTCACACCTCGCTTGAGGTTCGCGTCGCTCAACGCTCCCGAAAGATCACCCCAATCGGCTTGTCCCATCGCTCGCTCCTTACGTCCAAATCTCGTCCGGCCATTCGGCTGGATCGAACTCTTCCATGTTGACCGTGCCGCCGTCGAACATCGCCGCCGCGAGGTCGGCGGGCTGGTACTCGTCAATCCAAACCGCGCTCGGCGACACCCACCCTTCCAGCGTGAAGCGTTCGACGCAAGTCGGATCTGGCACCGCCGAGTCGAACACCGCGCAGTACTGCTCGTACACGAGAGCGTAGTCGTTCATGTACGCGTCGCTCGCGACGACGAAATCGATAAGCGACCAGTTGTCGTAATAGAACTTGTCGGTCAGGTCGACGTTCGGGATCGGCGGAAACAGCCACGCGCCGACGACAAGCCGCGACACCGCGCCGTCGACGCCGAATCCGATCATGCCGATCGTTTCGCGGATGTCGTTGGCGGTCTGGCTCGCCAGCTCTCCGAACATGATCATCATGGCGGAGAACGACACGCCATCCCAGCCGAAGGTCAAACCCTCTTCGCCGTTCTCGCTCCAGCTGCCCCACTTGATGCCAGAGCCGACGAAGCCGATGTAGAGATCCCACTTCGCTTGCAGCTCGTTGATGAGATCGCCGATCGTGTTGTACGTGCCGTGTGCGACCTGCATCAGACCCGGCCCGATGTAGTCGGTGATCACCACAAGCAGCGCCTTGTCGGGAGCGACCTCGAGCGGAAAGGTCAGCGGCTTGCCGCGAAGCACTCCGTCGTGCGCGGTGCCAGGCGACCACATCGGCCCTGACGTGCTGAACGAATCGTTACCCCATGCCTCGTCGAACGCCTCCACCTCGAGCGGTAGGATGTTCGTGCCGTACAGCTCGTCGTACCAACTGTCGAAGCCTGTCGGCCCGCCGTACGGTCCGAGCGTGTCCTCGAAGGGTTGCACGTTGACGAAGTCGTCGCGCCAAGGCGTGCCGACCACGTAGGCTGCGCCGTTCCAGACGAGCCACAGACCGAAGTCCTCGAAGGTCGATTCGAACAAGGTGACGCCAGCGTTGAACAGCGCGGCGGCGATCGTCGTGTCGTCGAGCGAGTCGATCCAGTCTTCGAGGTCGTTCCAACCCGGCCCGAACTCCTCCATCGCCGTCTGCCATTGCTCGAGCGCCGCGTCGTAGGCGTTGAACTCGGCCCACTCCACATCCTCTTGGTGAGAGTGCCAGAGCCACCTCTCCGCCTCGCCGGGTCGGCCGCTGCTGTCGGCCTCCTCGAACGACGGGTTGTAGAATCCCTCTGAGACGGGCAGGAACGCCCGCCTGAGGTCGTAGTCGGTTAGGGCGTCACCCCAAGCTGCACCGCCCCTGAACAGCCCCTGGAAGCCCTGCCAGTTGCTTAGGCTGCCCATCTGGATCACGACCGTGCCACCACAGTCGATTGGACCGACTACCGCAGACGCGCGAGTGACGCCGTCGACGATGATTCGCAGCTCGTAGTTCTCGCGGCCGATGCTCGTGCCGCGCGCTCCGGTGTAGACGAAGCCGATGTCGATCGGGCGATCCGACCAATCCGCCGCGTCGACGTCGAACGGCACGTCGACCCACGTTCCTGCGAGCGCGGTGTAGCAGCGCGCGACGAGCTGG